GTATTAGATGAGTATCAAATGATGCCAGCGGATTTCTTTGAGAAAGTTATTAGACCATTATTGTCTGACCGTAAGGGTGAAGCAATATTGACAGGAACACCTTCAGGAAAGAATCATTTCCACGAAGCATATCAAAAAGGTATGGATCCAGAAATGAAAGATTGGAGTTCTGTACTAATGAGATGGGATGAGACTCAAGTATTAGACCCAGAAGAAATAGAGGCAGCTAAAAGAGATATGAGTATAGAAGCTTTTCAACAAGAGTATGAATGTTCATTCGATGTAGCTAACAAAGGTGCTTTCTATGGTAATAATGTAGCCAGAGTAAAAGCAGATGGAAGGTTAAAAGAGATACACCACGACCCCTCTTACCCAGTTATCACAGGATGGGATATAGGTTTTGATGGTACAGTAATCTGGCACGCCCAGAAGATAGGAGATGAAGTAAGAATAATTGATTGTGATATATTTGAAGATAAGGATATACCGTATGTAGTTAATAAACTCATACAGAAGCCGTATACTTATCAATATCAAATACTACCACATGATGCGGTTAAAAGAATGATAACCGATAAGAGAAAAACAGCTAAAGGACAAATTGAATCTTTAGGTTTAAAATGTAAAGTAGCACCAAGACTGCCATTACATGATGGTATACACGCTACCAGAAACTTAATAGATAGATCAATCTTTAGTACGAAGTGTGAAAGAAAAGTTAAACTGGGCAGAAGTAAAACAAACGCTTTAGATCTTTTAACTTTATACAGAGCAGAATTTGACGAAACTAAAGGAGTAACCAATACAGTCCCTGTCCATGATAGGAGTTCTCACGTAGCAGATGCGCTAAGAACATTATCTACAGGTATTAAAAATGGTAAAGCTTGGGAGGCAAAGATTGTACAGTCACGTGCAACCCACAGAGATCAACCTCTAGTGATTAACAAATGGAATCCATTTAACAGGAAATAATTAATTATGGCAACAAAATTTAGAAGAATAGAAGTAACTATAGATCAAGCAACAAATACACTAACATCCGAAATTGATTTAGGTAAAGGTGGTAAACTACAGGGTATTTATATGCCAGCTAGTTGGACTACAGCAGATCTAACATTACAAGCAGCCTCAGAGACAGGAGGAACATTTTTAGATGTATACGATGATGCGGCTACAGAAGCTTCAATAGGAGCAGCAGCATCAAGATACTTATCTTTATATCCAGATGTATTTGCAGGTATAAGATTTATTAAGATAAGAAGTGGTACTACAGCAACACCTGTACAACAAGGTGCAGCTAGAACACTTATCTTAGATATAGAAATCAATGATGGGAGAGTATAATGGGTATATTCAGTAAACCGGGAGGAGGCGGTGTTACCGCAGACTCGACAGACACTTTAACAAATAAAACAATAGACGGAGATGATAACACAATACAAGATGTAGCTGAATCATCGCTGAAAACTGCGTCAGGAGCATCAGGTACAGTCCTAACATCTAATGGAGCAGGAGTAGCACCAACATATCAAGCAGCAGGCGGAGGAGCATGGTCTCTTATTACTAGTACAACAGCAAGTGCAGCAGCCTCGGTAGACTTTACAGGCTTATCAAGTACGTATATGGCTTATAGAATCGTATATAATAATGTATTTACTGATGGTGTAAAAAGAGCTATTTCAATACGTTTATCTACGGATAACGGAAGCACATGGCTTACAACAGGTTATGAGCAGTTTATTGAAAGGGTAGATATAGATGCTGCATCAGTAACTAAGAATGATATAGGTGGTAACGGTTTAGCTTACGGTTTATTAACTAATACTAAACCTAGTGCAACAGGTAACTCAGTTAATGGTGTACTCAATCTACTAGCACACGATGTAGCAGCAAACCATACATCTTGGTTCGGAGATTGTATCATTAAAGACGAAAGTGGGAATAGATTTACTTACGAACAAAGAGGTTTAAATACTTCAGCTTCAGCAGTAGACGCAATACAATTTAGATCTGATAATGGTGCAGTAAATATTTCTGGCACATTTAGGTTATACGGATTAACAGCATCATAGGAGAAGCATGGCACATAAAATAGTAAACGGAAAAAAAGTAGAACTTACAGAAAGAGATCTTGAGCTTATTGAGATTGATCGTTTAGCTGAAGAAGAAAGAATAGCTGAAGTAGGTTATATAGATAGAAGAATAGAAGAGTATCCATCTATTGTAGAACAGTTAGATAAAATCTATCACGAAGGTGTAGACAGCTGGAAAGCAGAGATACGAGCTATCAAAGAAAAATACCCTAAACCTGAATAGATGAAGGTTAGGCAGTATGAAGATACAGACTATAAAACTATATGCCATTGGTGGATAGATTGGGGAATGGATATATTTCCTAAACAATTCTTACCTAAGAATGGTTATATAGTTTCTAGTGGTGGTATAGATTATGCAGCAGTATGGGTTTATAGGACAGACAGTAAGATTAGGTTACTAGAATGTTTTGTAAGTAATCCAAATGCAAATATAAGTATGAAATCATTAGCAATAGATAAGTTAATACAAGTTGTAAGTACTATTGCAACTAAACAAGGTTATATACTATGGTCTTCAACAGATAACATAAAATTAGGGGAAAGATTAGAACAACAAAACTTTGACCTAATAGACGAAGAAATGAAACATTATATAAGATATGAGTAAGAAATTTATACAGAAAGCAGTTAAAGCAGTGGCTCTACCTTTTGGTGGAGGACTTATTTCAGGAGAGGAAGCTAAAGAAGGTATAGCTCCAGGCTCAACAAGTAAGACAGAGTTACCACAGCTGCCAGAATTACCGGCAATACCTGGGATAGATCAAGCAGCTATAGACGAAGCTAGAGATCTAGAAAAAGAAAGACTAAGTAAACGTAGAGGTAGGGCTAGTACGATCACTAAGAAACCTAAAGGTATACTAGGTGCAGAGACAACAGGAACATTATTAGGGAGCTAGATGGCTAAAGATAAAATACAATTAGCACATTCATTATTAAATAACTTAGAGAAACTAAAGACTCGTAGATATAATTATGATGATGTGAACCAAGATATTACAGACTACGTACTACCTAATAGAGGTAACTTTAACGTAGAGAAGATGGAAGGAGATCAATTAGATAAAATTATCTTTGACTCTACAGCTATTACAGCAGCACAAAATTTAAGTGCAATATTGTCTAACGGATTGACAGATCCAAGTATGAAATGGGCTAGATTAAAACCTAAGAACCCGTTACTAAGAGAAAACGATGCTGTAATGAAATGGTTAGAAGAAGCAGAGAACTCTTTATTTGATACTTTTAATAGTTCAGAAACAGGTTTTGCTTTAGAGAATCACCAGTTATATTTAGACCTTATAGGTTACGGTACAGCTATTATGTATGTTGGAGAAGAGTTAGGACAACCTTTATTTCAAACAAAACATCTAAGCGAGATATGGTTAGAAGAAAACTCTAAAGGGTTTATAGATACAGTATATAGACAATTTGAGTTTACAGCTAGACAGGCTGTCCAGGAGTGGGGAGAAGACGAAGTAGGTACAGAAGTAAAGAATATGTATAATACAGAACCTCATAAGAAGATGAAGTTTTTACATATTGTAATGCCTAAGAAAGACTACCTAAAAATGAATGGTAGTATAGAAAGAGAATTAGAAAGATTTGAGTATATCAGTATTCATGTTAGCGAAAAAGATAAACACATAATGAGCGTTAAAGGTTTTCACGAAATGCCTTATATCGCTGTAAGATGGGTAAAGAGAGTAGGAGAAGTATATGGTATCAGTCCATCATGGAATGCTTTATCAGACATCCTAACTATCAATGCCTTTGCAGAAATAGATTTAAAAGCTTCTCAGAAGCAAGTAGATCCACCTATACTAATGTCAGATGACGGAGTTATAGCTCCACTACAGACATTCCCTGGTGGTGTTATGGTCGGAGGACTTAATGATGAAGGTAAGGAAATGGTAAAACCTTTTATCACTGGTCAGAATAATCAGAAGATGAACGAGACTTTACTGCGCTTAGAAGAAAAAATTGAGAAAGCATATTTTGTAGATCAGTTCCAAGAACGACAAGGAGTGCAACCCTTGACGGCTACGGAGTCTACACACAAGCAACAAAACAAAATGTTATTACTCGCTCCACAAACAAGGAGAATTGAAGATGAGTATCTAGCTCTTCTTATAGAAAGAGTAATGGCTATTAAAGCTAGAAACAATCAGTTACCGCCTAATGTTCCAGAAGAACTAATGGAAGGTGGAGAATTAGTATTCAACATAGAATACACTGGTCCATTAGCATTTATGCAGCAAAGTAATCAGCTATTAGCTTATAATAGATTCTTTGCTAACTTAGGTACATTCGTAGAGATTAATCCTAAAGTAATGGATAACTTTGATTTCGATAAGATTGTAAGAGATGGAGCCGTTAAAGCTGGTGTCCCTAGAAAAGAGTTAAAAGACGAAGAAGCAGTGGCAGCTCAAAGAGAAGCCGAAGCTCAAGCAAGAGCTATAGAACAGCAAAAAGCTGATATAGCAGCAGGAGCTGAAACAGCAGCTACGCTTAGCAAGGCTGGATTACCTATAACAGAATAAGGAGATAAATGGATATAAGTAACTTATGGAGAAAGAAAATAAAGTCCTATCAAAAAGTATTTGGTAGTGAAGAAGGGAGAATAGTTCTACATGATCTATACAAACTTTGTAAAATCAATAATCCAAGTTATGTAGAAAACAGTCCAGATAAGACAGCATTTAACGAAGGTGTTAAGTATGTTGCTTATTACTTAAAGAATACTCTAAAACAGTCTACCGCAGACATAGACAAATTTTTAGAGGAGTACGATAAGTCTGCAAAACGTAATATTTTAAAAGGAGTAAATAATGTCAGAAGATAATTCAGTGGCAGTAGATACTCAGGAAGTAGCTCCAATTGTACCAGCAGTTGAAGAAACAACTACACCTGACCTATTGAGCAATGAACCTAAAGACGAGGTTACAACCGAAGCACCAGCTAGTGAACAAACACAGGTAGCTTCAGAAGACTTCATTAATAGTGTTTCAGAAGAATACCGTGGTAAAATCACACAAAAAGGTTTTAAAGATGTTAATGACATCGTTAAAGCTTATGATAACTTAGAATCTAAATTCGGTAAAAGATTGGAAGATCTTACAGCTGAAGAGCTAAGAGACTTAGATCCTAAATTTGGTGCACCAGAAAGTGCAGACGCATACGAATTAGAATTGTCAGATGATATGGTTAAAGACCCTATCTTAGGAGACATCTCTAATGATTTGTTTAATGCGGGAATTCCTAAAGATAAAGCAGAAAGCTTAATCAAAGGAGTTACAGAAAAACTTAATGAACAACAGAAACTAGCAGAGACTAATGCAGTATTAGAAGCTGAAGAAAATGTTAAGACTCTTAAACAAGAGTTTGGAGCAGCATTTGATCAAAGAATTCAAGCAGCTAATAAAGCTTTAACTGAGTTAGGCGGACAAGATGCTATTGAAGCGATTCAAACAGCAGGTCTAGCTAATAACCCAGCTATTGTTAAACTACTAGCAGAAGCAGGTAAGTTTCTAACAGAAGATACACCAGTTGGTAATAAGGACGAGAAGTCGTTCGGTATTACCCCAAATGAAGCACAGAGTAAAATATCTGAACTTCAGGCTGATAAAGCCTTTATGGATAGATGGAGAAATGCAGCCCATCCTGGACATAAAGAAGCAGCAAGCCAAATGGAAAAACTATACCGTTTAAAGGCTGGTAAGAAATAGGCAATAGCCTTAAAAATTTATAGGACAACCTTGTGTCGGCCCTATCAATTATAGACACCGTTGGTCACGCTAGACTATAGTAGCCCCTCAAAATGAGGACAAGCATTACTAGAAATTTATATTTTATTTTAATATTTATTTAAGGAGTATATATGGCTTTAGGAGGCACATATCAAGATCATTATAAGGACATGTTTAAAGACGTTCTTTTGATCGAAGCACAACAAATGGGTTCTGTATTAGAACAGGCAGTTATGATTGAACCTATGGAAGGCAATAAGACTTTCTTTGATAAAGCTGGTAAAGTAACTCACAGAGTGAAATCAGCTAGAAATGAAGATAGAGTATTCGCTAGTCAAACTTTCGAGAGACGTCAAGTCCAAGAAACTTTGGCGGAATTCGCTACTTTATTTGATAGAGAAGATCTTATTAAACACGTTAATAACCCGAAAGATACGTTCACAAGACAAGCTGTCATGGAACTAGGTCGTAGGAAAGATAACATCATCTATGATGCAATCGGCGGAAACGCAGTTGTAACTACAGATGGTTCAACAGCTAACCAAGGTTTAACCCTTACGGTAGCAGTTAATGATCATACTTATGATTCAGGATCAGGAGACGTTGAGTTAACTATATCTAAATTAAAGGTCGGTATTAAGAAGTTAAGAGAAAACTTTGGACTAGTAGGCAACGAAAGAGTTGTTTGTATTGGACCAAGTGATCAACTAATGAATTTAACTACTGATGATCAAGCTGTTTCTTCGGACTACAGAGCGATCAAACCTTTAGAAGGTCCAGGCGTTATCCCTTCATTATCTGGTTTACTAGGTATTGATTTCATTTCATACGATCTAGAAACTGATGTTGATGGTTCAAGTGACGAATACGTTTACTTGTTAACTGAAGATGCTATTAAATTAGGAATCTTTGAACCATTGAAAGTTGAAGTTACCAAAAACACTAACAAAGCGGCTAGTCCGGATCAGTTAGCAGTATGGGAAGCTATCGGCGCAACAAGAATGTATGAAGAAAAAGTGATCGGTATTCTTTGTAATCCAATCGCATAATCAATTAATAGGAGTAAATTATGGCAATTAATAAAGCAGACATTGTAACCAATGCTGATAACCTGGATACTCAAAACGAGAAGGGTCATTATTCAAGCATAGTGGGCATTTCAGCTCACGAAGCTCTATCTGGAGCAGCTAGTGATAATGATGTAATCTTGTTCCATGAGATTCCAGTTGATGCTCTTGTCGATTCAATCATTTTTGCATCTGATGACTTAGGATCTACCGGTGATTTAAATATCGGTTTTTACCCGGGTCCAGGTTCAGGAGTAACAATCGCTAGTGATAGTGATGCAGTTGACGAAGACGCAATTGGCACAGCCATTGACGTTAACGCAGCAGCAGTTGCACCTACTGAAATCAGGTTTGAAACTAAAGGTATCGAAACCATCAATCAGAAGGCATGGGAATTAGCTGGTTTATCAAGCAAACCAGACTATGGAACGTTCTATATAGCAGGAACATTTTCAGAAGCTAGTACAGCAGCTGGAGACGTTACTATTAGAACTTCTTACAGATTCTAATTAGTCTAACTACCCAAGGGAGGGGGTATAATAATTCCTCCCACAATACAAAATACTATGGGAAATATATTTAAATTAAGCGGTTCCGAAAAGGAGTTACAAGAGATTAAAAAGCTTCTGGCTACTACAGAAGAAACTAACAACTGTATCTTAGAAGAACTAAGAAAAATTACTAAACATTTAGAATTAATAACTGACGAGGAAATAATAGATGACAATAATTAGAGACGGAGCTGGTAAAGGTAATCAGCTAAAAATAGATGCGAATAATAGAGCGCACACACAAACTGTTTCAGAAACTGAAGCACTTCAGTCAACTGAGCAAGGTAACGCTTATAATGTTAATACAGGATTAATAAGTATAACAGGTGATGCTACTCTTTGTTATATAAAGAATAATGAAGATAGAGATCTAGTTATAGAAGCAATAGCTTTAGGATCTTTCGAGGGCATTACACATTCCGATGACCCTTATATTACTATAAAAAGAAATCCTACTGGAGGAGATTTAATAAGTGATGCAACAGCTGTATCAATGAATGCTAACAGGAATTTCGGATCCAATAAAACCTTATCCGCAAATGTATATAAAGGGAAGGTTGGAGGAACTATTACTGGAGGAGATGATGCAGCAATTCTGCAAGTTAATCCAGCAACACGTTCTTTTTATTCGATAGATTTTATCTTACCTAAAGGATCAAGCATGGCGATTGATCTAACTGCAAATGTTTCAAGCGGTACAGCAAACTACTATGCAGCGATTATTTGTCACCTTAAAGATCCAGAAGGATCGGATCTATAGATGACTATTAGAACATTTCTCCTAGACGGAGACGGAAAAGGTAATACACTAAGGATTAACGGTGAAGGAGAGGCTTCAGTAGTAGTACATCCTCATCCTCCCAAAGGTGAGGTAGAAAATGCTTTACCTTTCAGGCAATATTTTACTGATACTGGTGTAGCTTCTGGAGATAATGACATGAAAGTTAACGGTAGTACAACTAATGTAGAATTCTCTATCAAAGCTGATCAAGAAAAAGATCTATATATAAAAACTATTTCTGTAGAAATTGCAGATGCTAGTGCAGCTCTAAATAAGTTCGGCAATCTTACAGCGTTAACTAATGGGTTAGATTTTAAATGGTCTTCTCAAAAGGAAGGAGATATTACCATAGCAGATACTTTACAAACGAACTGGGATTTTGTCAGATTAGCAGGAGGTAATCCGGGTTTTGGAGATGGTGCAGGAGCTTTCAGAGCAAGTAATGTAAGTGGGACTTCTGAAGGGTATACGCCCGTTTTAGATTTAGCGTCTATTTTTGGATTAGCGTATGGTATACGATTACGAGCAGGGAGTACAGACGAATTAGTATTCACAGTTAAAGATGATGTAACAGGAGTAGATTCTTTTAATATAGTAGGATACGGAATAAAGTGGTAAATAATGAGTAACAGAAGAAGATATATAGATAAAAGTCAAACAATAAGTTTCTCAGAAAATAATTTCTTATCTAGTGAAATATTTTTGAATGGAGGAACTTTAGAAACTTTGAGAATAGGTAGAGGCTGGAAACATGGAGACGATTTAGAAGTGTTCCATTCTTTTGACGGAGGGTCATATAAAGCCTTATGTGATTCTACAGGGGAAAGGGTTAAAATAGAGAATGTATCCGCAGATTGCGATATAGTATTGACAGATTTAACTTCAGAAGGTTTATTATATTTAAAGTTTGGAAGAAGTAGTGCTAATGCATCAACAGTAGTAATAGAAACAATAATAAAACATAAATAAAGATGACAACAGACGTAGGAATATGTAACCTAGCATTATCAAAAATAGGTAGCGAGAATAGGATTTCAGCTATAGGAGAAGACGGGAGAGAAGGTGAACAATGTGAATTATTTTACGAACATACTAGAGATCATTTACTTTCGGGTCATCCCTGGAACTTTGCAATGGGTAGAGCAGCACTCTCCCAAGATGCAACTAGTCCCCCCTTTGAGTTTAATAATCAGTTCTTATTACCAGCAGATTGTTTAAGAGTATGGAAGCTCTACAATGATGATAACACTTTTAAAGTGGAAGGAGACAAGTTATTAACAGACTCTAGTTCAGTAAATTTAATCTACATTAAAAAGGTAACAGACACAAGTCTATTTCCTCCTTTATTCGTAGAAACTATTGCAACAAGATTAGCAGCAGAAATGTGTGATGTAATTGCAAGTGATGAGACTAGAACACAAAGATTATTCGCTGAGTTCTCAGATAAACACAGAGAAGCAAAAAGAAGAGACGGTCAAGAAGGTACACCAGATAAGGTTATATCTACAGGGCCAACAGATTTTAAAAATGGATTTTGGAAATAGATGGGAAGAAAGTTTAAATTTTTACAAAATAACTTTACCTCGGGTCAGCTCTCACCTTTAGTATCTAAGAGATCAGATTTCGATAGATATAAGAATGGAGCCAAAACACTAAAGAATGTTCAAGTAATGACTCAAGGAGGAGTTACAGCAAGAACTGGATCAAAGTTTATAGCAGAAACAAAGGATAGCTCAGCAGCGTCTGAGTTAATACCTTTTAAGTTTAGCGCAACAGATGCTTATATGTTAGAGTTCGGTAACTTATATATGAGAGTATATAAAGATTCTGGGCTAGTTCTAAATGCTGATCAAAGTATTACAGGCATAACACAAGCTAATCCAGCAGTAGTAACATATTCTGGAGCAGATAACTTTGCTAATGGGGATCAAATCTTTATTACAGAAGTAGTGGGTATGACAGAGGTAAATGATAGCAGATTATATTATACAGTAGCAAACGTTAATACTGGTGCTAACACATTTGAGTTACAGGATAGAGATGGTACAAATATAGATAGTACATCCTTTACAGCTTATAGTTCAGGAGGAGTAATTAACGAGATATACGAGATAACCACACCATACGCTACAGCGGATCTATCTAAAATAGATTGGACACAATCTGGAGATACTATTACACTAACACACCCAGATTACGAGATAAGAGATTTAGTTCGTACATCAGATACGAGTTGGGCATTAGCTACTAAAGACTTAGAAGATGGTCCTTACTTAACAGAAAACACAACAGATACAACGCTAACTTTGGGTGGAACCACAGGTTCAGTATCAGTGACTGCAAGTGCTGTTACAGGTATTAACGATGGAGATGGTTTCCAAACTACAGATGTAGGTAGACTTATTAGGTGGCATGATGGTACAGATTTTACTTGGTTAGAGATTACTGGTCACACGAGTACAACAATAGTAACAGCTACTATTATGGGCGAAGATGCAGCGGTAACTACAGCTACAGTAAGATGGAGATTAGGGGTATTTTCTGATACTACAGGTCATGCAGAGAAATGTACATACTATCAACAAAGACTGATACTTACGAAAGGTGAAGTAGTTTACGGATCAGAGACAGATAACTTTATAAGTTTTGTTCCTGGTACAGATGATGCAAATGGTATCGAGTATACTGTAGCGGCAGGAGAAGTAAACGATATTAGATGGGTAGCAGGTGGAGCAAGAAGGTTACGTATAGGTACAGAAGGTGGTATACAATCCTTATGGGGTGGATCCACGAATCAAGCTTTAACACCGACTAACGCAGTTGCTAACGTAGAGAACACAATTAAATGTAAAGAAGTTAAACCTGTTTCAATAGGTAACTCTACATTATTCTTACAAAGAACTGGTAAGAAGATGAGAGAGCTTATTTACAGTTTTGACGTAGACAGTTTAATAGCCCCAGATATAACGGTCTTGAGTGAAGACATACTAGGAGATAAAGGAGACGCAACAGATTTAGGCGTAATTCGTACAGCATGGCAAGAAGAACCTTGGCCTATAGCTTGGTGCGTAAAAGATGATGGTGAAGTAGCTACAGCAACCTATGATAAGGATCAAGGTGTAGTAGCATGGACTAACAATATCTTTGGAGGTACATCAATGTCAGTAGAGTCTATTGGGGTTATACCTACAGACGGACAAGACAGAGTATGGATAACAGTTAAAAGGACTATAGATGGTGTTACTAGAAGATTTATAGAACACTTAGATTTACAGTTTAGAAATAGATCAGTAAATACTTGTATATTCTCTGACTGTCATACACAACATACTGGGGATAAACCAGCGGCTACACTTACACCAGGTGCAACATCTGGAACAACCGTAACATTTACATCAGGTTCAGCAGTATTTGCTTCTACCGATGTAGGGAGATTTATAGAAAGTAATGGTGCTAAAGCTAGGATAGACACTTTTACAGATACAAGTAATGTAATATGTGAGATACTAAGTGATTTCGCTGATACATCAGCAATAGCTTCAGGATCATGGAACTTAAGTGTAAACAGTATAAGTGGTTTAGACTACCTAGAAGGAGAGACAGTTAAGGTATTAGCTAATGGCGGTGTTATAGCCGATGTAACAATAGCAAGTGGAACTGCAACATTAGACGCAGAGTACAACTATATAGGTATAGGGTTAGGGTATGATAAAGAAGTAGAGACATCTGACATAGATTTTGCTAGTGGATTAGGTACAGCCTTTGGAGCTAGAAGTAAAGTAATAGATGTATATATAGACTTCTTTGAAACTAGTAGTGGTCAAGGTGGTTACGATAGTTCTAGTCTAGCAGATATTATATTTAGAGAAGGTGATGATAATATGGGTGAAGGTATACCAGCCTTTACTGGTGCTAAAAGGATAAGACCTAAAGGTGGATGGAGAGACGCTACAAAAACATTATACAAGAATAGTGATCCATTACCAGTAACGATATTATCTATGGTGATAAAAGGAGACATAAATGAATAGGAGGAATAAGTAGATGGCAGGTCCATTATTAGGGATAGGTCTAGGCCTACAAACATTAACTACTTTATCGGGTATAGGCGGTAGCAGACTTGATGAAAAGATTAATAGAAACATATCAGGCTTTAACGCTAGACTAGCAGCAAAAGATGCAGAACTAGCTTTAAGATCTGGGAGAGAAAGAGCAGAAGACATTAGAGAAAGTACAGAATCTCTTATATCGAAACATAGAGCAGCCTTTGGGGTTAGTAACGTAGTATCTACAAGTGGATCACCTTTACTAGCACAATTAAAGCAGGCAGAGGAAGGCGAGAGAGCAGCACAGAGTGCTATACTAGAAGGTAAAGTAGCTGCGGCAGGTTTTTCAGCAAGAAAGGCTCTAGCAGAGTTTGAGAGCAGGATTACACATACTAGAGGAAGGAGAGAAAGAACAAATATGTTACTTGGCGGTTTAGCTCAAGGTGCATCAACATTTACGAGATTACAATAATGGCAAAGATAACGATAAGCAAAGGAGAAGAATTTAGACCAGGTTCTACAGGTGTATCACCTATTGGACAAGTAGGTCAAGTCTTCAGGGGTCAAGAGAAAGGTCTACAAGCGGTTACAGATGTAACTGTTAATATTGCAGAAGACGTAATAAGAAAAAGACAGAAAGCAATAGACTTAGACTATGTAACTAATTCTACAGTAAAAGCTAATGAAGAAGTAAGGAAGCTGAAAGAGCGTATGCTAAACGAGATAGAGGATCCTAAAGATTTCTCTAACAAGTTTATGACAGAAGCGAATAAAGTTTATAATAGATTTGAAGAAGATGCTCCGAGTGAAGCAGCTAGAAACAGTTTAAAGGCTTCTAATGCAGGGCAAAGGACTTCACAATTTAATAACGCCTTTAATATAGAGAATAAGCTTATCGCTGATAATATCTTAAGTAACTCTATAGAGAATGTTAACTTATTGGGAAACAATCTTATAGATAACCCTTTTGAATATGCGGTAGCTAAAAAACAGTTTAATGAATCTCTTGATGCAGCTAAAGAAGTATTAGATCCTATAGCTTTCAAGAATTTAGAAGAGCAAGGAAAAGATATTCTAATAGATAGTCGTATACGTGGCTTAATGGATAAGAACCTGGCAGAAGCAGAAAGATTAGTTAATAGTGACGAACTAAAAGGTGAACTAGAACCTACAGATATACTAAAATACAGAAGTGCGGTGGAGGCTAAGAAAAAGGAATTAGAACGTGAGTTTATTACAAAAGCTAACGAGAAGAAAGAGGCAGTACAATTAGATAGGGAGATAGGTATTTTTAACAATCAGGTAACCCAACTCAATTTAGATAACGACTTAGATCAAGGTTTATATGGTAAAGAAGAACATCTAGCTTTATCTAAGCAATTACGTGATAGCCTAGCCAAAGAGGATAAAAAAACTTTGGCAATACAAAGAGTAGAGGTTAGAAGAGGGGAGGGGATACCTTTCGATACGTCTCTTAAACGTGTAAGAAGTGATTTAGATATTTACTTTGATGAGATAGTAAATCCTACGGTTACTTCCGAAAATTATGAGAGCGTTATTAAAGCTTTTACAGACAGATATAACTATGTACCTAGTACAGTTAAGAGTGACTTACTAGCTTCTCTACATAACGGAGATAATAGTAAAGTTGTCCAAGCGGCGAACACTTTAACTAATATGTTAAAAGATAACCCTCAACTGGTGAAACAATTTAGTGGGAGTAAAGATTTAGTAAGGTCAAGAGTTGTAACAGACTCCATACGGGCTGGTATGACACCTGAAGAAGCTGTGAAAGTCGGGGATAATATGCTAGTAGAAACTAACACAACAGAGTATAAACAGAGGGAGGCAGATTTTACAGATAACCGTAACCCTTTCAAACCTTCTAAACTAAGATCTTTCTTGGTTGATGATCCGGATACAGTTCCACCTAAAATGGTAGCAGATTTTGAGGCTTTGTATGCTAATTACGCAATAGATTTTAAAATGTCACTAGAAGCGGCAGAAGATCACGCATACGACATATTAAAATCCCAGTGGAAGACTACAGAAGTAAACGGGGAGCTTGAGTACATGAAATATGCACCTGAGATATATTATAAAAAGAGTTCTAAACAAATAAGAGCTATACTAGATAAAGATATAAAACAACATTTTCCCGAGGCACAAGGAGCTTCATTAGCCCCTATTGTGGAAACAGTAGATTCTGAGAGACCAGAGTATATGTTGATATACCCTACAGACAATGGTGTACCTATACCCTTACTAGACAAGAAAGGTAATATAATTAGATGGAGGCCCGAATAATGCCTTTTATAACTGATGAGCCAAAAGATATAGTAGAAACTACACCAGTGGTTTTAGATACGCCGGAGGGGGCAGAAAGTTTTGCACCTGAACCTAAGTCTGTAAAGGATAATCAATCTTTGCCTGAACCTATTGAGCCAGGTATAGCTAACCCTACTTTCTTAGAAACCTTTGGTGCAGCGTACGACATACATAATCCTTTATCAAATATCGGTAGATGGTTTGGGGAAAAGACTGTTCAATTACTTATAGACAAAAAAGACCCTAGCTTTAATCCTGTAAAACAAGGAGAGATAGATAACCTTTCTGGTAACCTTTTAGATAACGCCTTAAGGACAGAATCTAGAGCTGAGTACGACAGGTTAATAGCTAAAGATAGAGAAGAAAGAGGTGATTTACAAACTTTAGCGAATTCTAGTGGTTTCTCGTCTATAATGTCTAGTATTATAGCTACAGCCGGTTCACCTGATATGCTATTAGGACCAGGTGCAGCTATTAAAGCTGCGAAGGCGGGAAGGAGTATTCTAGGTTCGGCAGCTATTACCGGAGCTGTAACCGGTGGAGTAGTGTTAGGCACAGAAAAACTGCTTCAGGAAACACAATTACACAGGACAGACGAAGAGGTTGCAACTAACGTTATTGTAGCTTCACTATTTGGTACAGCTTTAGGTGGACTAGGTGGTGCAATAGGTAAAGTTCTTTCTAAAACAAAAGAGAAGTCTCTGCTTAATAAAATGAATAATCATGTAGAATTTAACGGGGAACTGGGTCAACCAGCACCTGGCACACTAGAAGATTTAACTAAATACGACATAGCTGTTAAAGATATGACTAAAGATCAGTTATCTTTAAGAGGGGCTACTAAGTTTAACGAGTTCTTAGGTAAAGGTGTTAGAAGCTTTAGTAAAGGTTTTAGCCCTCAGTTAAGGTTACTAGAAGACCCTTCTTTGTCTGCTAATAGGTTTGCGGCTGAGGTCCTAGACTTAAGTGTAGATGTTAAGGCTACCAGACAAGGAATAGCTATACCAGAATCCTTAGAAGGAGTTTTAAAACGGAAAGGTGATGAAGCCACTTTAAGGACTATCGAAATGGACAACACTTTTTTAGCTTATAAAAAGGCTGGTGGCAAATTTAATAAAGGAGAATATAATAAAGAACTAGCTAAAGCTATTATAAAAGGTACAGATGATCCTTTCATAGCTAAAGGGGCTAAAGTGCATCAAGATTATACTTTTGACACAGCTAAAACTTTAAAAGAGTTGGGGCTTTTGTCAGAGGACGTTACTGTAGAACAAGCTTCTAAATTTTTAAGTCGTAACATGGATGTAGATAAGTTAAAGGCTCATCCTAAAGGTTTTAAAACTGCACAGTCTAAATATATCAGAAGTCAGCTACAGAAAATAGAACCTAAGCTAAGAGTTACAGCTAAAGAGAAGGTAAACGGAGAATTTACAAAAGAGGCCCTAGAGGCTCAGAAAGATCTTAAAAATAATTTTGGGGATAATCTCGAGAAATATATTAAAGAATCTGTTAACCACACTTATAATAGTTATATAGGGGTAAACAGTAAGGCAGGACTTAATATACCTCGATCAGGTAAAGCGGGACCTTTGAAGTCCAGGACAAACAACATTCCTGATATAGATATAATGGATTATATGGATTTAGATCTACCTCATATAACTACTAAATATAGTAAACAGATAGAACCCGTTATAGAGTGGAAGAAAAGGTTCGGGGATATTGAAATAAAAGATATAAAACAAGATATCGTAAAAGATTATAACGATCTTATAGATGCTGCTACGCCTAAAGAAAGAGTAAAACTTATCAAACAATTGAACAATACTTTACTAGATGTAGATATGCAACATGACTTAGTTATGGGGAGATACTTAGCAGCAGACCCTAATAGTACTATATCACAAGCTACAAATACATTGATGTCTCACAACTACCTTGTTATGCTGGGTCAAGTTATGTTAACATCTTTAAACGATTTAGGAAACACTATAGGTGCGCATGGGTTAGGGAAAACTTTAACTGAAGGTTTACCTGTATATACCAAAGGTTTAGTTAAGGCTGTAAAAGGTATGCCTATCTCGGATCAGAGAGCTATAGGTCAATCGTTGGAAACATTTAGTGGTACTAGAGCTAGAGAGTTATGGGGTGCTGGTAACCCTATGGAAACCTCTAAGGGTATAGCTCATTTTACAAGTAAGGTTTCTAAAAAAGCTTCTAATGTTTTTCTACTTAACCAGCATAATGATGCAATGCAAGCTGTAAGTGGTCACTTCAATACTAATAAATTGGTCAACGCAATAGATGAGTTTATTACTACAGGGAAATTAGATGATTACCAAGAATCCTGGTTAAATCAGTTAGGTATAAATAAATCTGCTCGTAAAGGTATATATGACCAAATGGTGAAGCACGGTAATTTCTTAGACGATAGGATACTACCTAACATTGATAAGTGGGATGATAAGTTATTGAAAGACAAGGTAACCGCAGGTTTAGGTAAACAAATAGATAGAGAGTTGTTAACTAAGGGCGTATCAGATGTACCATCAGTAGCTAATACTGCCTTTGGTAAGGTTTGGTTACAGTTTACAAACTTCTCTTTTGCGTACTGGAATAAGATTGTCTTGTCAGGTGTACACAAGAATGATGCAGTACTTGCTAAAACAATAGTATCTACTTTAGGTTTAGGAATGGCAATAGGGGCGTTAAAGAAAAGTGTAGCTGGTAAAGATATACCTGAGACACCGGACGAATGGATGTATGAAGGTTTAAGGTCTTCTGGATTTATGGGTGTACTAGCTTTAGGTGAAGGTGTTTCTAGTGGTCTAGGTATAGGTTATGAGAATTTTACTGGAGAGAGAGCAAAGGGTGATTCAGGTCAAAAGGCAGCAGGGGCCATCTTAGGTCCTACAGGATCAACGTTGTACAAAACTGGGAATGTGGTGGGTAACGCTATACAAGCTACTATGAGAGATGACAAAAGTTTTACTCAGAAGGATTTACATAAGTTAAGAACTCTTCTTTGGTTCCAGAACTTGTTCTATGCTCAACGTGTTTTAGATAAAGTAGAAGAGGGTCTAGGTAGCAGCTTACCTAAAGATAATAAAAAGCGTTCCCGTAAAAGGCGAAGATAACAAGAAAATAAAATGGAGAAATAAATGACAATAAGTTCAGCAGTTAATAAAGTACAGATCTCTAGTGGAAGTACCATAACTATTACGAACCTGGAAGCACAAGATTCTAGCCAAGTATTAGTTACTAAAACTAGTGCATTAGGTGTAGAAAGTACCTTAGTAATAACAACAGATTATACAATAGATACAGATCTAACTACTGTTACCTTAAATGTCGCTTTAGCGGCAAGCGAAAAGGCAACAGCAACATTAAATGTGTCGGCTACACAATCAACAGATTATAAAAACGCTAGCCCTTTTAATGCAGAGACGGCAGAAACAGCTTTAGATAAGCTTACACTAATTGTAAAGCAGCAGCAAGAAGAATTAGACAGAGCAATTAAATTTGCTATATCATCTACTTCTACTTTAAGTTTTGGAGATACGACAGGGAATGCAAACAAGTATTTAAAACTTAACGCTACAGAAGACGCAATAGAATACGATACTATATCTGCAACAGGTTTAGTTAGTTGGGTAGAAGATACTACACCTCAAGCAGGCGGCGATGTAGATTTTAACGGTAAAAAAATACATGATGTATCTAACGGAGACGTAAGGATAACAGATGGAGCAGACTTGACTAAGATATTAAATATATCTTTATCAGGTGCAACATCAGCTAAAGCTATAGATCTAGTTTCCTCTCATACAGATGATAGAGTAGTAACTCTTCCTAACGCTACAACTACTTTAGTAGGTAAAGATACTACAGATACACTAACAAATAAGACCTTAACTAGCCCAGTATTGAATACCGCCCTTAGTGGTACAGCTTTCCTGGATGAAGACGACTTATCAAGCGACTCAGCTACTAAGGCAGCCTCACAACAATCTATCAAAGCTTATGTAGATGCAAATGCTAGTTACTCTTTGTTAGCTACAGCTACAGCAAGTGCAAGCTCATCTATAGACTTTGATAACTTACTAGATAGTACGTACGAATCTTATATGCTAGTATATAGTAGGGTTTTAGCAGCAACCGATGCAGTAGATTTATATTGTAGATTTGGTACAGGAGCTACACCTACTTATCAAGCGACTAACTACACATATTCTAAAACTGGTGGCCGTGATGGGTCAGTAGTACAAAGAGATAGTAGTACAGGTACAGTAGCAGCTATTATAATGAATGATTCGGGAGTAAACTCTTTAGGTAATGTATCTACAGAATTTGTATCAGGACATATGTTTATTCATGGGCCAGCTAGTGCAGCAGGAACTGCTATGACTTTCCACCATCAAAGGGAGGATGCAACGGGTAGAATCCAGAATGAGACTGGATCTGGAAAATGGATTACAACGACAGCAGTTACTTCAGTAAGGATGCTAACATCTTCTGGTAACATAGCTTCAGGGGAATTTAAGTTATACGGAATTAGAAAATCATAGGAGAAAAATGAAAAAGACAAAAGCAACAAGACCGGGTAAACCTTCTAAACACGTAGCTTTAACGATTAAAGAAGTTGAAGTAAGAAGAGAAGAAGAACTAGCTTATGAAAAAGAAAGGGATGCTAACTTATACAAAGGAGAGAGAGCCTTGGCTTACCCACCTATGGCAGATCAGCTTGATAAAATATTCCATGAGGGATTAGAGGCGTGGAAAACAGAGATTCAAGCGATTAAAGATAAATACCCGAAGGTATAATATGAGTATACTAGGAGATTTAGCAAACCTATTCAGACCGGTTAGTGATGTAATAGATAACTTACATACGAGCGAGGAAGAGAAAGGTAAGATAAGAGTTAAGCTAGCAGAAATAGAAGCTAAGGTTTCTACAAAGATGATGGACTTACAGATGAAATCATTAGATGCTAACTCTAAAATAGCTATGGCAGAGCAAGAGCATGGTAACGCTTATGTAAAATGTATAAGACCTACTATATCTTTAGGATGTTTTATAATTTTATTGGCTACAGGGTTTGAGTTTATAGAATATAAAGAATTAATAGTGAAGATATGCGGTGGTTATTTAGGTTTCTACGGAGCTTTAAGAACATACGAAAAGAAGAAATAATGGAAAAAGTAACATTAACTAGACACTTAGTAAGTAATAGAGGTATTATAGGTTACTTACATTATAAAAATAAACGTATAGCTACAACGCTAGAAAATAAGTGGCATCATAACTTTGAGAAAGTATCTTGTATACCTGAAGGAGAATATATTTGTAGAGAAGACAATACAGGTAAGTTCCAATGGTGGGCAGTAGAGGGTGTAATAGCCAGAGAGAACGTAGAGATACATGAAGGTAATAAGGTAGATGATACACTAGGTTGCATTCTTGTCGGAGAGTTAGATAGCGAGACAATAAGGCAAGGCAGATTATGGATAAGTAAGAGTGTTGCAACCCTAAAGAAACTAAAGAAGATACTACCAAAAGAATTTAAGTTGATAATAGAGTAATGAGTAAAAAGATAGAAAGAAGTTTAGGAAAGATAGAAGGACAAATGGAGTCCTTAATAGTAGATGTACAGAAAGGAAGAAAAGAGTCTAGAGCAAGAGGAAAAGATTTGCATAAAAGAATAGATGTTGTAGAAGGTGATGTAAAGAAGTTAGAGAAAATTCAATACGCTATTATAACTGTAGCTGGATTAGCTTTTACTTTGGGGGTAACTCTGATTAAGATGTTGAGTTAAGCATTAACGGGTAGACTTCTATGAAGATATAATCTACATCAATATTCGCATTATTCTCGAATACAATACCAGACTCACAACGGAAATCTCTGTTGGTCTTATTAAAGCTTTTACATATACCTTTCAACACAGCTAGATCGTATTTATTTATATCTGAGAAATAGTCGATGGTTTTAGGTGGAGCATCAAAAGCATTATTAGCTAACGCTTTTAAAGTTTTTGTCGAATCTTTTAAAGCTTTTTGTATTCTTTTATTTGTATAATCCTTTTTATCCATTATATAGCTTTCCCATTTGAGAATACGTGACCACAGTTTTTACATAAGAACTTCTGATATTTCTTAGCTACTGCGTATCTTATACCGTATTTCTGTGTGTTAGTAGAAGTACAAGCTTTACAAGACTCATTATGACCTTCACCTGTAATAACATTTAAGTTAGGGTGATTAGACATATGAGGTCTAAGTTTCAAGTAAACTTCTTCTAAAAGGTTTACATCTTGTTTGTTGTAGTCTAACATAAGTTTCATATGCTTCATACTTCCGGCTTCTACTTTATCCCATAAGCCAGGCATATTAGCTATCTTCCTACCTACACCTAAGAAGTCACCTATCGCATCTAGTCTGTTAGACGTAAACTTAAACTCTTTTCTTGCAACCTTAAGCGTATCAATAGATTTAACATAACTCAACGGTTTCAGACCATGTTTAATGATTCTGGCCTTGAGTTTTTTTGTGTCAAAAGCATCCCCATTATGGGCTACAATAATGTCAGCTTTATCTACAGCTTCTCTTATTTGCTTAACAATTCTTTTATCATCTCTAGCAAGCAATTCTTTCTTAGTACACGCTGCTGTATGTACTCTCTTCTCTCCTAAGAACTTCCAAGCACCGCAAAGAATAAACCAGTCGTTGATTATATCTCCCGGATTAATCATAGGTTTAAACAATGACCATACCTTGGCTTCTACATGGGCTGTCTCTAAATCCCAAAGCAATATTTTGGGTTCTCTCCTAGTCATTCTATTCTCCGTATTTAAAAGTTGCAATCCCTACCATCTTAGCGGGATTCTCTGGGTTAACTACTACTAATAAAGAGTAGTCTCCTTGTAAGGTATACACGTGTACACCGCCTTCCTCTTTCAGTGTTATACGTATATCTTCTGCTCCTGAAGGTATAGGTAAATCTTTTAAGAGATCCTCTACCCTATATACTTCTGTAGGGTCAATAGGATATTCAAATTCAAATAGCATTCTGTTATCATTATCTGTCATTGTATATAACCTCCTTAATAAATTCTTCTAAAGGTTTTGTGGGTTTAGGGTATATACTTAAACTCCCACATTCATCTGCAAAAACAATTTTATTGTTATAAACTTCTTTTATATGTCCAGGTAAAAATTCTATTAATTCTTCGTAACTACCGTTAAAGACACAACAGGTGTTATTAGATTTGTGTTTGTAAATGGCAGTTTTCCAACTGTATTTATGTACTGAGTATATTAGGTCCGTTGGCATTATTTATCCTCCTTATGTACTATATTTCTTTTATATCTGGTATACATCATCAAAGCTCTACAAGCTAGGTGTAATAAGGGGTCCATACCTGATTCGTGATCTTCCCTTATACCGGCTGAACTCTCAGCTAAATGTCTAAACATTGATGCGTGCATATCTTTATGAGAAGATTTTGTACCATCAGCTTTTAACCAATTGAGATTACCGTACTTCTTAGCACCCATCTCTAGTATCTCTCTGTAATCTCTAAACTCTATAGGTAAAGAATCTTCTACCTCTTTAACAACAGTCTTTTCATTAGTAATAAAAAAGCTATCTGTACTGTAGCTATCCGGCAAATAATCATAGACATATATAAGATTATCTATAATGTATTTATCCTCCTCTACAGAAGTAACTCTGCCTTCAAGTATATTTGTACTATTTAAGCTACGATAGCTAACTCTGTCTCCTATTTGATGTGTCATTTATTCTTGTCTAAAAGGGTTCTCGGCATTATACATTTTAAAGAAATCGTCTTTGCCTTGACGACTTCTCTCGTTCATTGCATAGTGTATTACGTCATGCAACTCTGCATTCTCTCTATAAACTCTAGGATCATCACTATACTCGTAAGTCCAATCAAGTTCTTTTAATCTTTGTCTAAATTCTTCTCTATTCATTAGTGGATCTCCTTCCAATTTCTGCCTTCTTTAATATCCATATCCATCGGGACTCTGAACCCGAAGAAATCATTACAGCGTTTTACTGCTTCCCCTATTATACCACGTACTTTTGCTAATGTCAAGTCTTTTTTTACACATTCTATATTTATTTCATCATGGTAATTGCATACAAACATGGCATCTAGTCCTTGTTCTTGCATTTGCTTATATACGCTACACGTTATGAACTTGTTAACTACACTACCAGCATTCTGTATTAGACAGTTAATAAGACTGTGAGGGCTTCTCACATATATCTTACGTCCGTCTATACCCTTAATCCATGCGTTACTTTTAAGTTTACGCCCATCGTATTGACCTCTAGCTTTAAGGCTTTTTTCTATCTTACTCTTTAATGTCTTCATAGCTTTCTTATCTGACCACCAGGCTGCATAAGCTTTACGTGCTGTCTTTAGATCGCAGTCTATTATC